CCCGACCAGTTGCTGTTGATGAACTCAACGATTTCGGACATGTCACCTCTTCCTTGCGAACTCACTAGCGAGGAGCTTGCGCTGCACTTCGGCTCGGTAGGCCGGGTCGCGCGCGTACCGCGGGTCTTTCATGGCATCGACGGCCTGCTCGCGCGACGCGAACCCGACCACGCCGCCCGCGCCGCCGCCCATCACGACCCGCGCCGGGTCGGAGCCGAGCGCGGAGCGATAGCGCGCGGCCAGCCCGAGAACCGCCAGCCGGGCGGCCTCAGGAGACCCGCCAGTGACCACTTCGTTGAACGCCGCGATCTCGGCCGGCGATAGGTTAGCAGCGGCCCACTGCGTCATTGCCGCATAGGCCTTGTCTCCGCCGACCTCTTCCTTGATCTTGTTTTCGAACTCCAGCCGCTTGGGATCGACCTCCGGCTGCTCGTCCTGTTTGGCGGCCTCCGCGAGCATCCCGCGGATGTACGCATCCACAACGTGCCGCGGGTATCCGGCCTTACCGAGGAGGTTGTAGCTCTCCTCGGAAAGGCGCCCGTTCTTTGCGAACTCGGTATTGAGTGCCTCGACCTGTTCGGGCAGGAGGCCCGGCACGGTGTTCTGGCTCGGGGCTGCCGCAGTCTGCGCAGCTTGCGCGGTTCCGGCCTCGTTGGCTGGCGCCTGCTGCGCCGACGCGCGCTGACCGAGTTTACGCTCCAGCTCGACATAGGCCTTGGCGAGCGCGGCCACGTCAGGCTTGTCGCCGCGCATGAACTTCTCGGGGATCGGAACGTCCACCGAGAGGGCCGTGTCCTGCTGCTGGAGCTGCGCCGTCTGATCCATCAGTAATGCTCCACCGTCAGGCCGTACTGCTCGTTGGTCACGACCTTCTTAGGCTCGCTTCGAGGCGCCGCGACGTTGGGCGATAGGGTGCCGAAGTCTGGCATGTGTCCCGGCTCGACCACGAGATCGACGGTCTTGGGTGCCTCGTCGGTCTCGGCCGCCTGTCGTGCGGCCCGCGAGCGGACCGTTACGGTCTTCTTCTCGCTCACTGCTGCTTAACTCCTTGCTGAGGTAGGCTGTTGTCGATAATGGCCTCACCGGCCTTCTGCAGAACGCCCGGCGCGGCCTGTTGTGCCATCTGCGCCAGCATCGCCGCTTGCTGCTCTTGGGCGAGCTGCTCGTCGGACTTGATGAGACCGGCGGTGTCGATGCCCTCGGCCGCACCGAGCCGCTTGATAAGCTCGCCTGTGTTCAGGCGCATGATCGTCTCCTGCGGCCCGATGGTCGCCGTTAGGGTCTGCAAGAACGACACGATTCGCGCCCGATCGTTCCCGCGCCCGAGGGCCTCCATACCGGTGACGATGCTCAAACGGACCGCATCGTCCGGCAACGCCGGAAGTGCTCCAGCCTTTTGCAGCAGAGCCATGCGCCGCCGCACGTAGGGGATCTGAAATTCCGACGACAGAGCCGAGTAAACGCCGCCGAGCGCGCTCTCAAGCTCTTGCGCCATGTAGCGGATCTCTTCGGCCGTTACGCGCTCTGCTTGCCGCTGGACCGCAGTGTTGAGCAAGAACGCCATCTCCAGCCGCTGGGTGATGTCGGCCATCACCACGCGGGTCACCGAGAAGTCGGCCGACTTGCCGACCTGAAGGACGGTCACGTCCTCAGCAGCGCCCTCGCGAATAGCGCCGTTCTCGGCCTCGGCCAGCGTCTTGGGGCGCGTCATTGAGCCGGGCCGCACCAAGAAGAGCACCTTGGAGGCCGCTGCGGTCCCCTCGACGAGAGCCTTCGAGAGCGCTTCGAGCGACGCCAAGTCGCCCATGATGTCCTCGACGAAGGAGCGGCCATAGTGCTCCCCGTCGACGCGGATCATACGCAGCGGGATGAACGGCGAGCGGTCTGCCGGGTAGTCGCCGAAAGACCCGGGTACTTCGATCCCGTTGATCTCCTGATAAGACTGCATTCGGTCGCCGACGCGCTCGACGTGCGTGTAGACGCGCACGTTCTCGTCATCGTCGGCCTTGACCCCGACATACGCCCGAAGCTCGGGGTCGAGCGTCCGGCCGGCCACCTCTTCGCAGATCACGATCTCCAAAACGTTCCCCGCGCCGTCCCTGCGGACCACGTAACGGGTCAGCGGGATCGCCCGAGCGCCTTCCGGCATGACGACGAAGAGGACGTTGCCGGCGACGATCATGTGCTTGAGCGCCTCGTCGAGCACCGGGCGATCGTTTGCGCTTTCGATCGCCTCGATGATCTTGCGCTCGATCTGCGCCAGCGCGCTGTCCACCGAGGACTTGATCTCCGGCGCCTGCTCTAGTCCCTTCTGCACCTCCGGGCTTGCGATCAGCCGAAAGAACGGCGCGTTGGGCGGGAACAGCGCCATCAACAACTTGCTGCTCAGGTGGTTAACGCCCCGGCTGCCGACGCTCTGGTACGGGCGGTAGAGCCGCATCGTCGCGTTGTGCCCGGCCGGCGGGTACAGCGCCGGCACGGTCAGTTTAGAGGCGTCGCGGGCACGCTGGAGATACGGCTCTCGGTGGGGCGTCAGCGCCGCATAGCGCTGCGCTGCCGGCCCCGGGTTTTTCGGGTCCGTGATCACAACGGGATACTGAGACCGGACGAGGGCTGGGTGGTGGACACGCTGCGGTCGATCCGGAGCGCCGACACGCCGGTTCGCCGCGGTGTACCGTCGCTGTCGCTGCGCTTCTTACGCTTCGGCGGGACGACATCGGGCGCAGGCGGGGGCGGCGGAGGCGGCGGAGGTGGATCTGGAATTTTCGGCGTCTTAGGACTGATCGTGCACATGCGTCTCGTTCTGTTCCTGATACACCTTCCGAAGAAACTCGACGACAGAGGCCTGTCCGGCCTTGAACCAGACCATTCGGTCACTGTCGGTAATCGACGGAGGGCGCGACGGATAGATCTTCTCCAGCGCTTCCACTAGCGCCAGAGACACGGGGGGAAGCTTATCGGCGTCCATGCGGTTACGCTCCTTCCACCTTGTAACGGAACTCCCGAATATTGAGCTGGCAGCCCGAGCACTTCTGTGCGACCGAAAGCTGGGCTTGCATCACCTCGGTCTCGCCCGGACCGAACAGCCGCGCGCGATGGAGGTACGGGGTCCACTTGAGGTGGCTGCCGGTCCCCACCCAGAACCTGCCGTCGCTCGTGCGCTCGATCACATAGAAGGCCCGCTCACTCACCGGCGCTCTCCTTCTCGATCAGATAGTCCAAGTACCACCGCGCTTTTTTCAAGTCTTCGACGCCGTTCTTCCGGCGCCACCGCACGACGTACTTGACCACGTTAGCTTCCGCCCACGGGAGGCTGTTGGCGACGATGAAGTCGATCGGCTGAATTTTGAAGTCTTTGTAGTGCGACCCGCCGACTTGACTGTCGGTCACTTTGGCTCCCACAGCTTCGGCTCCCTTCTAGCGAAGTCGTAATCAGAAGCGCGCAATATGCGCGCAAGTCTCGCTTGAAGCAGTGCCTCTTCTTCACCGAGGCCGGCTGCCTCGAAGGCCGGTACGACGCGCTCGCGCCACACCGCAGCGACGCCCATGTCTCGAACCGCATAGACGCCCCCGATGATCTTCTCGGCCTTCGCCGGTCCGACGCCGGGGCAGCCCGAATAACCGTCCGTCCGGTCGCCCGACAGCGTCTGGCAGAGGTGCCAGTAGTCTGCGTCGTGTTCGCTGATCTCGACCGGCTCTTGCAGTTTACCGGGAATGAAGAGCAGCCCCGGGATAGACTTCATGTCCTTGTCGATCGAGACCAAGATCTTCGTGCCCGGCACGATGACCTTGGAGGTCATGATGATGCCGGCCACGTCGTCGCCCTCTAGGCCCGGCCTGACGTAAGCCTTGTGAGCCTCGATCAGGTGCGCCCGCAGGGCGTCGTAGAGCATCGGCTTTCTGGTCGTCCGGCCGGCCTTGTAGGACGGCGACAGATTGCGCCTGAACGACCCGCCGGCGTCACTCAGAACGACAACGACACGCGAGGCCTTGAGTAGGTCGCGATAGTAGGTCAGCTCGGCGTCGATCCGCCCTTTCGCCTCTTCGAGGTCGGCCCATAAGGAGAACTGCCCGTCTCCCCAGTCGATCGCCCGCTCGACGGCGAACCCTGTGCGGTAGACGAGAATGTCGCCATCAACGACGATCGACGTGTCGTTACGACCCATCGTCTGGGTCCTCCTCGTCCTCGTCGTCATTCTCTTGCCGGGCCGCCCTGATCGCCTCGGCCACCCTGAAATGTTGCGTCGCGTCCATCCGGCCGAGAGGTATCAGCCACAAGACATCGTGGCCGTCCGCTTCGAGGCTCTCGATCAGATCGGCGGGGCTGTCTGTGTTCGACGCGACGAACGAGACAGTGGCGCGGCCAGCGAAGAGGGCCGAGAACGCCCACCGGAAGTCATCAGAGCCGCTTGACAACATTGATGGCCTCCTCGACAGACACGGCGAACCACTCGCCAGACAGCCGAGCTTCGCCCAGCGCCATGTGCGCCGCGGCCTCCGCCGCGTATCTGTCTGGGAAGAACCTGTAGTATCTCAGCTCGTACCCCCGCAGAGGGTCGGCCACCTGAAAGGACGCTAAACGGTCTTCTGGGTCGACCGCCCGGCCGATCTTCACGAAGCCCGGCCACGCGTTGTTTGTCATGACGTAGACGAACCCCTCGCGAACGCCGGTAGTCAGTGTATTGAGGGACTTCAGGACATCGGCGTACTTCGTTCGGATTGCGTCTAGTCTCTTCTTGTTCCTCGCGGCAACCCGCCTAGTACTATCGCACGGGACACATGTGTACCAGCACTTGGCTTGGTAGTATTCCGACCAGTTGAGGCCAATAATCAGTGGGTTGCGGCAGGTCTTGCATTCACGATCAGTGAGTTTCAGCCCAGTTGCGGCCAATACGCGCCTCTCCGTCGAGGCGGCACCGGAACCCGAGCGCTTGTCCAGCTTCTGTAATGGCCGCTGGGGCGAGCTTTGCGTACTCTTCGGCACGTTCGCTCCGGACGTAGCACTGATATTCGTCGTGAATGTTCAGCGCGAAGGCGTAGTCTTCATCGCGCTTCCAGCCCAAGGAGCGCAGCTTGTCGTCGAGCATGACGACCGCCTTCTTCATCACAATAGCTCCTGCTGACTGGAGCAGCGTGTTGAGAGCGCTGTGCATGCTGCGCACGTGCAGCGCTCCGCCGTCTATCGCCTTCAGCTTGTTGTTACGCGCCCGCACGGCGGCTTCGAGGTCTTCCTTGAGGCGCTTCAGGCCGGGGGTCTTCGCCAGAAACGCGGCTCGAAGCTCGGCACCTTTGACAATCGCTGCGGCCGCCAGAGGGTCCTCAGGCCGGCCCTGCCGTTTCAGCTGCTCTATCGCCCGCCGCCATCGCCGCTTGTCGGCCTTGGCGTCGCGCACCTCGTCCGGCCCGATGCCGGCGATCGTTCCGATCTTCTCGTCACCGGCGCCGTAGAGGAACGCGTAGATGAAGCGCTTGGCCGTATTGCGCGCCTGTTCGTGGCTCTTGTTGTCCTTGT